GCCGGTTCATTCGGCATTGGCTCCTCCTTCTGCCGGGCCGGGTTCGGGCTTCGGCTTCGCTTTTTGCCCGGCTCCTACCAGCTTTTTCTGATTGCCCAGCTGATCCGCGGGCAGGTAGTTCTCCAGCGCCAGCAGCTCGTTCATCTCATCGTCCGGCGACATCCCGATCCAGTCGCGCCACTCGTTGCGGCGCATGGCCATGCGGTCGACCATGGCGCTGCCCGCCTCCACGATCTCGGAAAGGTCGTAGGCGTACAGGCTGCGCGGGTTGAACCGCCAGTACAGGTCGGGCGCGATCAATAGCTTTCGGGTCAGCTCCTGTTCAATCAGCTTTGCGCGCGGCATCACCCGCGTTTTGATGAACGCGTTGAACTCGTCCTTCTTGAAATCGCCCACACCCACCAGAAACGCTGGCACGCCGAAGATGGCCGCCACCGAGCGCTTGTCCAGCTCCAAGTTGGATTTGATCGCAAGGTCGTTGAGCGTCAGCGGTTTGACCTGCTCGATCGTGAACGCCTCCGAGGGGATGAACCACGGCCTGCCGTGGTCGGTTTCGTCCAGATACTGATTGGCGATCCGCCTGCGGCCCTCCGCGCTTTTGTATTCGTCCGACAGGCCGTCCACCTTCACGATCAGGGAGGGCGTGGGCGATTCCAGCAGCGCGCGCTTGGTCTGGTTCGCCTGCCGGATGCTTTTGACCACATCGCGCAGCGACACGTTGTACCCGGTACCGCGCCACGGTTCCTCCGGGTCCGGGCGCAGCACGAAGTGGAGCACCTCATCCGGCTGGAACGTCTTCTCTCCGTAGCGGATCACGTAGTCCTCGCCGCTGGGCGCGAAGGAGAGCCTGCTCGGTTTCAGCGGCACCAGCCCATCCAGCAGCCCGTCCGGCGTGAAGCGCGGATACGTCACCTGATTGCCCGCCCCGTCCAGCAGCAGCGTCCACACGATCAGGGACACCAGCGCCTGCCGGGTCATGTGCCGGCTGGGTTCCACGTCCAGCTTCCGCGCCAGCGCGTTGCGCACGCGCACATCGCCATTGGCGGTATTCTGCATCAGGTGGAGCGTCATGGAGCCGATGAGGTCGGCATAGACCGCCGCACACATCTGCACCTCCGCGCACTGCGTGAGCGGCCTGTAGCCCTCCTCGGAGCAGAAAAAATCCCATGCAGCGTTGCTGCACAGGAGAGAGCTGCCACCGATGGTCGTTTCGCGCGCCTGCGCGGCGGGCGCGTCGCGGCTCCTGCCGCGTGTATCGCGATGTTTTTTATGCAAGGTAATCCCACCCCTTCGCACTGTCGGCCTTTTCCATGTCTTCCTTCATGCGCACCACCGCGAACACGTCCGCGTCGAACAGGTCGATGCGGCGCGCGTCCTCCACCTTTTCATACTGGATCATATCGTCGGTCTTTTCGATGGCGGATACGTTCTGCACGCAGTACTCATACGCCTCGGAGCCAAGGTAATACAGCTGGCCGCTCTTGGCCTTGTTTTCGATGTGCCGGAAGCCCTCCGACTTTTTGTAGAAGTACTGCGGTTGATCAATGATCTTGAAACCAGCCTTCTTCATACCCATGAAGTATTCCCGGCAGAATTTGCGGTCGTGGCCGACCTGCACGATGCGGAAGCCCAGCTTCTTCATGGCGATAAACCAGTTGATGATTTCGGCGTGGTTGGTGGTGGGCGCGTTGCTCATGTCCAGCCACCCGTCCTCTTTCCAGCCGAACAGGGGGATGTTGTCCTCCTCCGCCTTGACCGTCGCCGCCAGCAGCGGAATCCAGGCATGCGTGATCACGATGTCGATGTCCCCATACTGCCCGTGCAGCGCGCCCGCCGTGAGGTCGTGCAGCTTGGCAAGGTCTGCGCCGCCATACCAGCGGATTTTCAAGCCCGCCAGATGCTTGAGCTTCTTGGCAAGCGGCCACGCCGGGTCGATGCCCAGCGCCTCACCCGCCTTGCGGTTGCTTGCCCGAAACTCCGCGATGTTGAAATACGCCTTCAGCGAGGCCGTGAAGATGTTCAGGCTCTTGGCCAAGAAGTCTTTGCGCAGCTGCGGGTCGTTGGCTGCCTGATTGGCATCGTTCATGATGTCCGCGGGCCGGATGGTCACGCCGTAGTTGGGGTTTGCCTTCTGGTGTTGCACCGGACTTACATAATCCACGTTGCCCTTCTCATCTTGATCCGCCGCGCAGATGAAGATAAAGTAAGACCAGTCGGTAATCGAGCCGTTCAGCACCTTGCGGCAGTAGGCCAGCTTTTGCGCGCAGAAGGACGTACCGTCGTCGCCCGCCGTCGTGATGCCGATCGTTAGCTTATTGGTGTACGCCTTGGTAGCCTCTTTGAGGATGTTGTACTGCTTGGGCGACTTGTAGGCGTGCATTTCGTCCGCCACCACAATGTTGCAGTTGAACGAATCCTGCGCGTCCGGGTTGCTGGCCAACGCCACCAGATGGAGGGAGCCTCCGCCGATATCCTCGTTGCTCACGGAGTGCTCCATGTTGTTGTCCAGCACCCGCCAGCCGTCCAGCTGCGCATCCTTGCGGCTTGCATACATCACCTGCTCGATGTTGTACGCCCAGTTGTCAAACGTCTCCATGGCCTGCTTGAGCGCAGCGCCCACCACGTACACCTTCGAGCCGCTCATGCGCTCCAGCAGCCCCAGCGCCCACGACAGCGCCGACACAAAGATCGTCTTGCCGTTCTTGCGCGGGATGAAGATAAACGCCTCTTTGACCACCCGCTCGTTCGTGCCGGGGAAGAAGAAGATGAGCATGCCATACACGCACAGCTTCTCCCACGGTTCCAGCAGGAACGGCTTCCCGCGCAATGGCGTCGCGTCCAGCTTCTGCCCCTGCCGGTGCCGGAAAGTGCTCTCGATGATCCCGATCACGAAATCCGCATCCCGCGTGCGCACCTCAAACAGCGGCGATTCCACCATGGCGAGGAACCGCTGGCAGCCAAGGACGCGGTCTTGCCCGGCAACGGTGCTCCCGTCCACAATGCGCCGCGCGTATTGCAGCACCGTTTCGGCATACTTGCCCTTGAGCTTACCCACCCAGCGACTTGAGCGCCTCCGCCAATGCAGATTTTTGCGCGGGCTTCATGGCGGCTTCGTTGATTTTCTTCAGGCCGGACGGGGTAAGCCCCAGCTCGCGCGCATACGTCAGGATGCCGATGCGCAGCCCTTCGATCGCCTGATAGTATGGATTTCTGATCGCATTCACAGCACCCGTCTTGTTCGTATGTTTCACCACGAAGTTCCCTCCTGATTCCTCAAACTTCTCCAGCGCGGTTTGATAGTCGAACAGCATTCTGCCCAGCAGCGTAATAGTGTGGCTGAATTCCTTGCGGTACACGCCCAGCGCCTTCATCTGTCGGGTGATCTCGTTTCGGTATTGCAGCTCGGTTCGAATTTCGCTTTCGCTCATCTTGCCGTGCTCCTTCCTCGGTTAGCCTTGAGGCCACTTCATGTCTTCCAGCGTGGCAAGGAACACATCTGCGGCGTCCTCCCGGTCGCTACCCGATGCAAACGTGCCCATCACCAGGTGGCCGTCCTCCCGTTCACAGGCAGCAACCATCGCATCGTAATCGGCAAACATGTCGGCCAGCATGCCAATCACGAACTGATGTTCTTGACGGAAGGTGCCGGAAGCCCGCATTTTTCGAACAATCTCGTTTTTGTATTTCCTTCGCAAACGGGATTGTTCCTCATCCATGGCGCTGCGCGCTCCCTCCTGTCAGCTTTTCCCACCGCTCCACGATCACGTCGCAGTAGCGGGGGTCCAGCTCCATCATGCAGCACGCGCGGCCCAGCTGCTCGGCGGCCATGAGCGTCGAACCGCTGCCGCCAAAGAAATCCGCCACCAGATCGCCCCGCCTGGACGAATTGCGGATGCCCCGCCCGCACAGCCGGATGGGCTTCATGGTGGGATGCTCGGCGCTTCGCGTGGGCTTGTCCTCCAGCCAGATGCTGCTGTCCTCGGTGCGCGCCACCACCTCATAGGCGGGCACGCGGATGCGTACACAGTCCAGCCCCGCGTTCAGCGAGAGCAGGTACCCGTCGCCGTCCTTCTCCACCGACACAACGTCCTCCGGGCGGATCACAGTCGACTGCTTGCGATCGCCGCACCAGTGGTGCTTTGCCCCCGGCTTCCAGCCGTAGAGGATCGGCTCATGCTGCCAGTGGTAATCCTGCCGCCCCAGCACCAGCGCGTTCTTGACCCAGATCAGGCACTGCTTGAGGGAAAGCCCCGCGTCCTGAAACGCGCGCCGGAAGTTCACGCCCTCGCTGTCCGCGTGGCAAACGTAAACCGCGCCCCCGCTTTTCAGGTGCGCGGTCATGTTGGTGAACGCAGCAAGCAGAAACTTGAAGAACGCGTCGTTCTCCATCCGGTCGTTCAGGATGGAGAGCTTCGCCTCCGTGCCGCCGTGGTAGTCCACGTTGTACGGCGGATCGGTAAAGAACATATCCGCCTGCCGCCCGTCCAGCAGCTTGTCCGCGTGCTCCCTGCAGGTGGCGTCGCCGCACATCAGGCGGTGCTCGCCCAGCAGGATGATGTCGCCCGGACTGGTTGTTGGCGTTTCATGGTCAGCCAGCGACCGCTCCACGTCAAAATCATCCTCCGCCAAATCCTTCTCCCGCGCATACAGCGCCTGCAGGTCTTTGGCGTCGAAATTGGCGGCGGCGACTTCCTCCGGCGTGAACTCGGCGAGCAGCGCGGCCAGCTTGTCATAGTCCCACGCGCCTTTGATGCTGTTGAGCCGCACGTTTGCCTGCTTCTCCTGCTCCGGCGTCAGGTCCACCACAAAGCAGGGGGCGGTGGTATAGCCAAGCTCCGCCAGCACCGTGAGCCGCTGATGCCCGCCCACCACTGTGCCGGTGCGCTCATTCCACACGATCGGGTCGATCACGCCCAGCTCGATGATCGATCTCTTGAGCGCCTCGTATTCAGGGTCGTTTTTTTGCAGGTTTTTGCGCGGATTATACCCTGCTTTTTGGAGGTTTTCCAAAGCGATTTCCCTGATTTCATAAGCCTTCATCGGCCTTTTCCCCCTTTCTCCAAAATTGCCTCGGGGAGGGAAGAGTCGACCCTTGCCGGTCTGTGGGAGCCACCAAAGCCATATGGCATAAGGGGGGGAGTACGTTTCATTTTCGCTTTCCGCCCTTCTCAGGATGCCTCTTGTTGTGGCACGCATCACACAGCGCCTCGCCGTTGTTCACATCAAGGCGAAGCTCTGGATGATCCTCGATCGGTTGCCTGTGGTGTGCAACCGTTGCGGGTACCGGCAAGCCCTGTGCGGTACGCCTGCCATACCGCGCGCACTCCTCGCACAGGTACTTGGCGCGGCGCAGGACAGCGGCACGCCAGTGCTTATGCCGTACTGTATCGTAATGCCTGATAGATGACATGTTTACCTCGCAAAATTGTATTATGCACGAGCAAGCATGATACTTGTTGAGCATTGTGCTGATATGTTATAATTTCAGAAAGAACTGCTGTACATGAACGAATTAACAAATACATCAGGAGGAAATCAAGATGAAACATAGGGTTGGTTTACTCATCGCTAGCCTGTTGCTCATTACTGCAATCCTGTGTCCTGTATTTGTGGGTGCAAGCGCATCATCTCAAGCAGCACAATCCGACCCTGACGCTTTACAGACTACGTCGGTCAAAGTCTCCAAAGGCTCAAAGGGACTTGTTCTGAGAATGGAGTTCGTGAATACAGGTGAAAGCAACATCACTGAGTTTGGTGTCGCATTTGCGTTTTGGAACAAGAGCGGAGAACGCACGTTTGCCTACCCCCTGACACTTGATAGTTACGCCGATGAGATTTGTTATTGGGTCTATCAAACTGATGAAGCGATCAAGCCCGGTGAAACATATCAAACAGAGGATGTGTTTGCAGCCTTCATTGATGCGACCGTAGTCGATGTGGCAATCAGGTATTACGGCAAGGATAACGGAGAGTATGTCAATATCCCTGAAAGCCAGTGGGTCGGATTCAGTTCGAAAGACGGTGCTTATGGTGCGATGCCAAATCGCAGCTACTATGCCGATCCCGACAAATCAACGGTCGAGCAGGCAAACAAGGTGAATCCCGGTTATCACTATTACCTGCTGGATGATTACAACGCTGAACACTATGCACACAGCCAAGGCGGAGAATGGATTGATGAAATCGACATCGGAGCGTTGGCTGACAACGCCGGTCTTTTAGTCGGTGACCTAGTCATATCGGTCGATGGCATAAAACCGACTGAAAACATCTATGCCGTCGCATACGGAATGGCTAAGGTAGCTGCAGGTGAAAGCGTCGAGCTTGAATATGAACGCGATGGAAGCATAAATACGATCACCATCTCTCTTGAGCAGTAAAAAGCACTGTTCGGCAGGTCGTACCTGATGGGTCATTGGCCTAACACCCGTATAAAAACAGGAGCGTTCAAGTGTGAACGCTCCTGAAATTCGATGTATCCTCTTGCGCATCCCTTGCGATGCTACCATTGTAGCACAATTTCAACTGCTTTTTACTGATTTTTACTGTCGATTTGGATGAGCCTGCTGATCTCCGTCAGTGCCTTGCCGTGAAAGATAAACACCGGACGATCCGACAGCTGCATCTTTCGGATTACCTCATCCCACCCAAGCCCATTGATGTAGCGGTAGGTGAGCACCAGCTTCTGCCGTTCGTC